GGTGAGGAGGGGGTGAGGGAGGAGAGGCTCAGGCTCTACCGAAGCCCCGGCCCATGCCACCAATGCTGCGCAGGATGCCGGTCACAAGCTGTTCCTCGATGCGCTGCTCGGTGGCTGCCTTGATGGCGCCACTGAAGCGGCCACCGGTGTAGATGGCGTGGATGGATGGACCATGGATCACATCCAGTGGGAAGCGTGCGGGGCCGCGGCGCTTGAACGGCAGACCCTTGGCAATGAAGCCGGACTTCACCAGGGTGCGCTGGCCTCGGTAGATGGCCATGGTGAGGCCCGCCTTGGTCTGGCGTGCCTTGAACTGCATGGCGGTGATGGGCTTGCGGGTTGTGCGGATCAGCGCCGTCTGCCCACCGTCACGGAACTCGGGCTGGCCCATGGACTTGCCGTCCTTGATGCGGCCTGAGCTGAGGGTGTAGTGGGCGCGGATGTTCTTGGCGATGGCTGTGCGGCCACCACGTGCGGCGTAACGGACACCGGCCCTGATGGCCTTGGGCACGTCCTGGGCGCTCATGCGCTGCAGGGCGGAGCGCAGCTCTTCCTCGCCCACCAGCTTGGCGGTGATGTCGATGACGGCCATGGGCGTGCCCTCCTTGGGCTCAGGCTATGCGGGCCACGTACAGGCTGTCGGCGGCCCTGGTGGTGTGGTTGATGCAGGCAGGCGGTGAAGCGGCCTTGCTGGCCCGTCCAGGTGGGGCTGGCAGCAGGTCACGGGTGCAGCGTGGGGGTGCTGCAGGGCGGCGTGGGCTGTGCTGCTACGCCTGCTACGCCTGCTACGGCAGCGTAACGGCAACCGTAACGCCCAAACCCCTTGCCCTGCAAAGGCTTAGCCCCTCTTGTTACGTTTACGTTCCTTTTTAGAAAGATATTTTTTTAGATCAGCAGCAGCAGGAGGAGGGATCAGGGGATAGGGAGGGGGATACCTCTCCTTAAGGGGGTATGTCCTGGCAAACCGTAACGCGCTACAAAGACGGCAAAACCCTTGCAGCGCAAGGGTTTAGGCCGCAACGCCCCGTTACGCTTTGGCGTTACAGGGCGTCCAGCGGCAGGCGCACGGCCCGGGAGGCGGCCCCAGCGCCCTTGAACCGGGTCACCCCTGCACGCTGTGCGCCAGGCAGGCGGGCCAGCAGCGTGCCCCAGCTGTGCGACCACGCCGTGTCGCGCAGGATGGTGGCAATGGCCTGGGCGGTGTTGCTGACCAGCAGGTAGCCGTCATCGGCCCGCAGGCCGTAGCGGCCCAGGGTGGCCTCGGCCTGCCCGGCGGTGATGTCGTAGCTGGCCTCGTGGTGCAGGGCCAGGTCCACCAGCTCGCCCAGGGTGCGGGTCAGCGTCTTGCCGTCGGCCTCCACGCGCACCTGGTGCTGCAGGATCGTCTGGATGCACCGCTGCTCATCGGGCACCTCGGTGGTCTGGCTGTAGGGCTCCCAGTTGTTCTGCGCGATCAACGCCGCGGCCTGCTCGGGTGTGGCCACCTCGTCGCTCATCAGCGACCAAGCGCCTGCCAGGAGGGTGCCGTATTGGTCGCCCAGGCGCTGGCTGTCGAAGTGATCGGCCGCGGCCCGGGCGAACACCTTGATCGAGGCGCGGATTGTGGGGATGAGGGTGCTGGTGCGGGCCAGCAGGCGCAGGGCGATGTCGGGGCTGATGTAGCGGTCCAGGTCGCGGTCCAGCGCCTCCCAGTGCGCGGTGCGCTCCTCCTTCGGCAGCTCGGTCGGGTTGCGCAGGGTGAGCTGGGCGAAGCGGCTGCGGTCGGCGCCCTGCTTCAGCGCCGTGGCGATGCTGGACATCATGAACATGCTGCGGATCGAGAACCGCGTCACGTCGCCACCTGGGCTGCCCTTGATCATCTGGGCGCTGCTTTCGCTGCTGGCCACCCGGGCCAGGCTGAGGATCGCCTGCATCCGCACCTGATCCGACTTCTCGTTGCTTTCGGCCTCGTCGAAGATCACCGGCAGGGCATCGGCCCGCAGCGTCTGGCGCAGGCCTGCCTCGCTGGTGTTGCCCTGCACGTGCAGGCCCATGTCGCCCAGCAGCGGACTGACGTAGCGGTCGAGGATGGCGCTCTTGCCTGAGCCTGCTGCAGCGGTGAGCCAGATGTGGGGCCGCCAGCGCAGGGCCCCGCAGATCGGGGCCAGCACCACCCAACCCGCCAGCAGCAGGCCCGAGGCAGGCACCTCCCAGTGGAACCGCTCGGCCAGCTCACAGATGCGCAGGGCATCGGCCACCGGTAGGGGCGTGCTGCTGCCCGGGCCCACCAGGGCGGCGCTGCGCTGGTAGAGGTAGGCGGTCTCGAAGCTGCGGGTGATGGCCCTTGCCTGCCCATCCACCACCAGGCGGTCGCCCAGGTGCACGACGGTGCGGCCGTTGTCCACCCATGCGCCGCGGCCGCGCACCCGCTCGGGGCTGTAGACGCCAGCAGCGGCCTGCTGCTCGAACAGGCTGGCCGCGGCCCAGGTCCAGTTCACGCCCTCCTTCTTCGCGGGGTAGATCGACTCCCAGTAGCTGAGGGGCGCCAGGCGCACCAGGTTGGTGCTGGTGTGGCTGCTGCCGCCCAGGCGCACCACCTGGCCGGTGCTGCGGGGCTGGTAGTAGTAGCCGTCAGCATCGAAGCCCAGGCAGGTGAAGTAGCCGCCCTGGGCGGGCTTGATCGGCTCGGGGTCGGGCTCGTCTTCGGGCTGCTCAGCGGGCGGTGCGGCAATGCCCTGAATGGTGATGCTGGCCACCACGTCGTGCACGTTGTCGCGGGCGTAGGCGGCGGCCTCCTGGGGCGTCCAGGCGGCATCGGCCAGGTCCCAGGCTTCGGGTGCATCAGCCGGGTTGGTCACCAGCCGCACGGTGGTGCCTGGCAGCTTGAGCAGGCGCTGCCCCAGCTCGTCCATGGCCATGCGGCCGGGCTCGTCGTTGTCGGGCCAGAGCACGACCTTGCGGCCGGTCAGCAGCGCCCAGCTGGATTTCCCGAGGGCTTTGCAGCCACCGGACCAGGTGCAGGCGATCACCTGCGGGAACAGGCGGCGGGCTGCCTCCCAGGTCTTTTCGCCCTCCACGATCAGCACCGGCACGTCTGGCCGCTCGGCCAGGGTGTGCGACAGCAGCAGCGGGCGTGCGCCGGTGGGCGCCTTCCACTGCCAGGTGCCCTCAGCCCAGGTGAGGGGCCGGATGCGCTTGCCGGGAAAGCGGCACACCAGGAAGGTGTCGCTGTAGCGCCAGACGTTTTCAGCGCCGCGGGTGGGTGGTTCTATGGTGGGTGCCGGAATGTTCGGGCCCCGGGTTGCTGCTGCAGCCTGGGGCCTTTTCGTGCTGATGCCCAGGTGCTCCTCAACGCGCTGGGCGGCCTCCTTGAACTCCCAGCCCTTGATGCGCATGAGCAGGTCCATGCCGCTGCCACCGCCACCGGCCTGGTTCTTGCCGCCGCACTGATTGCAGAACCAGGTGCCAGCCCCATCGCGGTCGTCGAAGCGGTAGCGGTCGGTGCCGCCGCACAAGGGGCACGGCTGGTGCTCATCGCTGAGCTGGCGGTCGCTGAGGCCGCCCAGGCACGCCAAGATTTCGCGCCACCGCCCTCGGGTGGCTTCGGTCAGATCCCCCATAGTCAGTCCAGCCTCACGGATTCACGGAACGGTTCGCGGCACACCCGGGCCAGCACGTCGTCGCCATTGCGGGGCACCTCACTGGGGCCGCCGTGGGCGATCACCTCGTGCACGTCGGGGTGGGCCTGCAGGATGCTGCGGGCGTGGAGCACAGCCAGGTGCGCAACGTCCTGGCCGGGCTGGTAGGCCAGCTCCACGCGGTTAATGGCCAGCGCCTGGTCCTGATCCTCGCGGGTGTAGAGGCTGAACCAGAGGCGGCGGGTGCGGGTGGCAGGCGCCGAGGGTGCGAAGCCAGGCATCAGGCCGCCTCCCGCTCAATGGCGTCCACCAGCAGCTGCACTTCAGCGGTGAGCAGCTGCACGGTGCGGGCCGGGATGCCCATGTCGCCTAGCTGGCGAAGGTCGGTGATGCGCTGGCGGAGCAGCTCGCCGATGCGGCGGCGCTCGTAGGACTGGCCAGCGGCGAAGCCGACCGACTCACGGAACGCCATGCGGTCAGTGCAGTGGTGCAGAGCGCCCAGGGTCATGGCTGCGCCTCCTGCTGCTCCAGCTGGTAGAGGGCTTCGCGCAGCAGATCGACCGGCGTGGGCAGGTCAATCTGGTGGGCCTCGCGGGCTGCTGTCATGAGCTTGCGGAAGCCCGCCGATGCGTTGCCGTGGCCAAGGCGCCGCAGCAGGGCGAGGTCAGCGGCTTCGGCCACCACGGTGAAGCGGGTTTTCATGCCAGGCCCTCCGCTGCACGTGCGGCGCGGCGCACCAGGATGCGGCACTGGCGCACCACGGCCTCAGCGGCCTGGAAGGACCAGCCGCGGTGAGCGACCTGGTGGGTGGCCCACAGTTCGGGGCTGCGGGCCCAGCTGATCACCGCCGCATCGTCGGCAGGCGAGCACTTGTAGGCGTCGCGGTAGAGGGTGCGCAGGCGTTGAAGCGCCTGCTCAGGGGTGAGTGCTGCCATCGCTGGCTGATCGGGGCTCACCGAAGGTAGGGGCTGCGGGCACGCCAGGCCCGGGGCCTGTTGCGGATCGTTACGGACGGCCGACGATGGCCTGGGCCTCCTCAACGGTACGGGCCACCCCAGCCAGTCCACCAGCGGCGGCGACCACCTCCAGGAATCGCAGCTGGTCGGGTGTGGGGCGGCCTCGGTCCTTGACCTCGATGGCAGTAAAGACCGCAACCTGCTGCCCCACCATGTCGGGCGTGATGGTGCGGGTGGTGAAGCCGATGAGATCGCTGCTGCCGGTGCAGAGGCCGTAGCGGACGAGGCGGCCGTTGGCGTCCTTGAGTGCGCCGGTGTTGTTGCGCCAGAGGCGAACAGGGCCGCGGCCGACAGCCAGGCGGATGTGGTTTTGGACAGCCAGTTCATCGCTGCGCCCACCTGCCATGTCGCTGGCCTCGTGCTCGCAGGATGTTATCGACCCAAGCGAGTTTGTATCCGCGCTCGGCTGCGATCTCCTCGAGCTGCTCCCTGGTGCGGGCTTGCGCGACTTGCCGTTTGCGTTCCTGGGCAATGCGCTGCTTCTCCTCCTCGGTCACCTCCACCAGCAGGGCGGTGCCCAGCTGCTCGGCATCGTCGCGCTGCACGGCTGCCTCGAACACGTGGCCGCACTCAGGGCACTCGCGGGTGGCGGCCGGGAGGGCGGCGTAGCAGCCGGGGCATTCGCGGATGGCGGGTGCGCTGCTGGCCTCGCGCTTGCGGCGCTTGCTATCGAGCGACCAGTCGCGCGGGTCGGTGTGGAAGCCATGCTTCGCCACGTTGCCCACCATGTCCAGCACCACGGCGTGGTCCTTGCCGGGTGCCGGGCGCAGGCAGCGGCCCACCTGCTGCAGGTAGAGGCTGAGGCTGTCGGTGGGGCGCAGCAGCAGGCAGCCGCCCACGCTGGGCACGTCGGTGCCCTCGCTGATCACCTGGCACGAGGTGATGACCTGTAGCTCACCGATGGCCAGCTGCTGCAGGCGGCGGCGCCTGGTGGCGCGGTCCAGGTTGCCGTCCAGCACGGCGGCGGCGATGCCTGCCTCGTTGAAGCCACGGGCCACCAGCTCGGCGTGCTCCACCGTGCAGCAGAAGGCGATGGCGGTGCTGCCCTTGAGGTGGGCGGCGTATTGGGTGACGGGCCCGGCGATGGCCTGGCTGTTGGCCATGATCGCCCGGGCAGCGTCGCGCTCGTCGATGTCGCCGCCGCGGTGCTTCAGCCCTGCCCAGTCGATGCCCATGCCAGGGGGCACGAAATAGCGGGCGGGGGCCAGGTAGCCCTGCTCCGTGAGCCAGGCAGCATCAGGCCCCAGCACCATGGCCTGGAACTTGTCGCCCAGGCCGCGGCCGTCCAGGCGTTCGGGGGTGGCGGTGACGCCCAGGATCTTGGCGTCGCTGTAGTGGTCAATCACCTTGGCCCAGCTGCCCGCCACGGCGTGGTGCGCCTCGTCGATCACCAGCAGCTGGAAGAAGCCCGGGGGCACGGTGTGGAGGCGCCGGGCCAGGGTCTGCACGCTGGCCACCTGAACACCGCGGCTCAGGTCCTGGCGGTAGCCCGCGGCGATCACGCCATGGTCCACACCGATCTCGCTGAGGGTGCGGCTGGTCTGGTCCACCAGCTCCTGGCGGTGCACCAGGATGCACACTCGGTTTCCAAGTATTGCGGCGCGTTCAGTGATGTAACTGAAGCAGACAGTCTTACCACCGCCAGTAGGAAGAACGAACAGTACAGATGACCGTCCGCGCATGTATTCCATGCGCAGCGAAGTTACTCCGTCTTCCTGATACTTCCTCAGAGTTACTTTCATTTCCTGGGGTCACGGAAACCACTTGACGCTCCCATACTAATGGCAAAAATGCCAAGTAAATCAAGGCTTTGTGTAGTTATGTAAAAGTAATCGCAGTGACCTTGAGGGAGGCAGTATGGTTCCGCAGTACCCCGCAGGAAGCCCGAGTATGAACAGTGATCCGCAGGGAGTGGCGACACTCTCGAATGCGGCCTACCATGCCCATCCGGCTGTCTCGAAAAGCCACCTGGACAAGGTGGCCAAGAGCCCGGCGCACTACTGGGCCCACTACCTGGACCCCGAGCGAGTCGCGCCCGAGCCCACCCAGGCCATGGTCCTGGGCACCGCCCTGCACACTGCTGTGCTGGAGCCGCACCTATGGGACGAGCAGTTCGCTGTGCCGCCCCAGGCCTTCGACCGCCGCACCAAGGTGGGCAAGGAGCTGGCCCAGGCCTTCGAGGCTGAGGCCCAAGGCAAGACGGTGCTCACGCCCGACGATGCCGAGCGCATCAAGCGCATGGCCCAGGCCGTGCACGAGCACCCGGCCAGCAGCTTCCTGCTGGAGCTGCCTGGTGTGCGCGAGGCCAGCTACTTCTGGAAGGACGCGGACACCGGCCTGGAATGCAAGTGCCGCCCTGATTGGCACAGCCAGGACCGGCGGCTGCTGGTGGATGTGAAAACCACCGAGGACGCCAGCCCCCGTGGCTTCGCCAAGAGCTGCGCGAACTTCCGCTACCACGTGCAGGCCAACTGGTATCAGCGGCCCTTCCCGGAGGCCGAGCAGTTCCTGTTCATCGCCGTGGAGAAGTCGGCCCCGTACCTGGTGGCCGTCTATGCCGCGACGCCTGCCATGGTTGCTGCCGGTGCACGGGCCGCCGACCGTGACCTGCAGGTGCTGGCCCGATGCCACGCCAGCGGGCGCTGGCCGGGCTACAGCGACGAAATCCAACCCCTCGATCTACCGACCTGGTGCAATGACTGACGCAGCCCTCACCATCACGGAGCCGGGTGCCTTCCAGCCCATGGCGCAAGCCCAGGCCCCGGCCCCCATCGACAGCGAGATCCGCCAGTTCGAATTCGACTGGCGCCGCGCCCAGGCCTTCAGCCGCAGCCGCATGGTGCCCGCCCACTTCCAGGGCAAGGCCGAGGACTGCATGGTGGCGGTGATGATGGCCCGCCAGCTGGGCGTGGACCCGCTGCTGGCCCTGCAGAACGTGCAGGTGATCAGCGGCCGCCCTGGCTTCAGCGCCAGCTTTGCCATCGGCCTGGCGAACACCCGCGGCCCATTCAACGGCCCCATCACCTGGAAGGTGGAGGGGCAAGGCGACGACCTGCAGGTGACGGCCATGGCGACCGTCAAGGCAACGGGCGAGGTGGTCAGCACCACCGTCAGCATGGCCATGGCCAAGGCTGAGGGATGGGTGAAGAACCCGAAGTATCGGTCCATTCCCGACCAAATGCTGAGGTATCGAGCTGCGACTTGGCTGATCCGTTTGCACTGTCCAGAGGTATTACTCGGGTTATCCACAGCTGATGAGCTTGTGGATATCCAGCCTGCAACGGTGCGCGTCGAGCCCGAGGACAAGGCTGCGCCGGTGGTGGCTGACCTGAACCGGCAGATCCGACGCAAAGCCAGCGCCCTACCTGCCCAAGAAAATACGGCTGAAGAAGCCATGGAGGTTGCAACCCAACCGGCTGCAGAGCCGGTAGAGATCGTCGAGCCGGACGATCCCTTCTGATGGAGAAGTAGATGAACGAGACGGCTTTTTTGACTGGGAAGGAGTTGGCTATTCGTTGGCGGCTCAACAATCAAACGCTCGCCAACTGGCGCCACGCGGGCAAAGGCCCGCCCTACATCCGCGTGGGCGCCCGCGTGCTCTACCCCATGGAAGGCATCTATGCCTTCGAAAAGCTCAGCTCCACCTGGCTGAGCCACGAACAGCAAACCACTACATTGCAAGACCATGACTCCGTCTGAAATCATCGCGACCGTCCTGCGGGCCAGCTGCCACCAATTCATTGGGCGGCTTGGGAGCGATCCCGAGATCAAGTTCTTTGATAACGGCAACTGCGTCGCCAAGGGGCGCATCGCAATCAACAGACCAGGCGCCAAGAAAGACGACGGCCAGGCACCCGACTGGTTCACGGTTGAAATCTGGGGCGATCAAGGCCAGGCCTTCGCGGACAAGTGCCGCAAGGGCGACCGGATCAACGTGATGGGCCGGGTGAAGACCAACCGCTGGACGACCAACGCGGGCGAACAGCGGACGGACCTGATCGTGCTGGTGGATGCCTGGCGGTCGATGGATGTGCCTGCACCTGCAGCCCCTGCCCAGACACCTGCCCCGACAGCGGCACCGGCACCGGCACCCGCTGCCGCGCCGGTTGCCCAGGCAGCGCAGCAGGTAGCCACCGCCTTCCAGGGCACGGTGGTGGAGGTTGACGACATTCCGTTCTGATGACCTTCCAGGTGCAGCTGACGAACCAGGAGCTGCTGGCGGCTGCGGTGTGCGGCGTGTCCCGACGGATCGTTTCCCTGCGCCAGGGGAACAACGCCTACATCCACACCCGCCACAGCGACTGGACGACGGACATCGAAGGGGCGGCTGCCGAGGTGGCGGCCGCCAAGGCGCTGGGGCTGTATTGGAGCCCCAGCGTGAACACCTTCAAGGCCCCGGACGTGGGGGCGATCCAGGTCAGGTCCACGAACCACCCGCAGGGGCACCTGCTGGTGCGGCCCAACGACTCGGACGACGCCATGTTCCTGCTGATGCGCGGCGCCTACCACACGTGGAACCCGGTGGGTTTCATGCGTGGGGGCGACGCCAAGCGGCCCGAGT